TACTGTGTTAAGTTTTGGGCTACCGTTATAATAAAGAGTTACATTAGAATCAGTGGTACAAGTAATATAGTTTTCAGAACCGTCAGAATTAGCTATTAGTAAATCTGCGCCTAATATTCCTAAAGGACCATCGCCTTGTTCTTGTATAAAACTAGAATTACCATTGTTATATATTTGCAAATTAGAACTAGAACCAAAGATTGCTCTTTGCGTTCCAATATTTAAATTACCTGTAAGAGTACCGCCAGATAGGGGTAAGTAACGACCATCAAGGTCTGTAGTCACTGTTTCTGAATCTTGTTTAGTTAGTGTCAATACGCCATTAGCTGTACTAAAACTGGCTGAAGTTAATTCTGTGTTTAATGCTGAAGTAGCTGAGTTTGCCGCTTCAGCCGCTTTGTTTGTGGCTGTGGTAGCGGAAGATGACGCTGAAGTTGCTGATGCTTCTGCGGCTGTTGCTTTTGCAGTTATTTCTTCTAATAGGGAATTATCAGCAATGTCACCTACACTACCTACGCCTCTAAATATAGCCATAAACAATTCCTATTTGAAGTTAAAAATAAAAAAAGAATAAAAAAAAAAAAGAAAAGGGAAAGGGACTCCCGAAGAAGTCCCTTAGATGTTGCTATTAGCCGTTAACCATTACGTTAAAGCCCGCGTCTTCACGAAGAACAGCAGTACCATACAAAGTGTCAGCAGTGTATAGAGTAGCAAGGAAGTCTTGCTTGTACTGAGTTTGTGAACGAACGCCCATTTGCTCTGCAAGAACCATAGTGTCCTTGTGGAACAACATGCCTTGTTTAACGTCACCACCTGCGCTGTTAGCCGCGGCAGCTTCAATGATAGGACAGTTAGAAGAAACATAGATGTCAATACCGTACAAGTTACCGATTTGACCGTTGTTTACAACACGACCATCTACAAAGTCGCTTGAAGAGTAGCGGTCAATGCCCATGATTTCGTTACGAACTGATGGAGGAACTACTAAGCAACGACCATCCATAGGAATGTCAGCGTCATCCATTTTTTGAATCAAATCACGGAATCCATTGTCGTTGAATAAGTCACCTGCGGCTACAGCGTCAGCGGCATAAGCCTCAATGCCAGTAGTGCTGTTGAACTGGTAAGAGTTAGTACCAACATAAGTAGTGTCATTAACACCTGTAAAGCCTTTACCAAGAGCAAACAAGTCAGAATCTACTTGTTTAGCTAGAGCGTAACCTGCGTCACCAGTGTAGAACTGACGAAGAGAAGCAAGTGCTTGAGTCTCAGTAATGTCTTCAATTAGACGCGAGTACTCAAAGTGCTTGTCAATAGTTACTTGTACTTCGCCTTCAGTAGCGTTCTGTACAGTAACAGCAGTGCCTTCCGCTTTAGCGTGAGCATCACCACGAACAGGCTTAGGAATGTGAAGAGTATCACCTTTCTTGCCAGTCATAGATAGTTTCTTGACTAGGTTAGCTAGTACAAGGTTCTTTTGATAAGCGGCAATAACCTCGTCACTCCAGATTTCTGGGATGAAAGTAGCCGCGCTAGTGTTGTCTACGAAACCGCCATTTGCGGGATAAGTTGAATCAGTCATTTTAATACTTCCTATATAATAATATTAGTTTCGTACCCTCCCTTCTGCATACGCTTGCATAATCTCATTTGACAATGCTTGGTATCTGTCTGGGTCAGTACGCATTAGTTTAATAATGTCTGCGCGTCTATAAACCTTTTTAGCTGACTGTTCACCACTACCACGGGCATTGCCTGTAGATGCGGATTTAACAGCACGTTTCCTTTCATTCTTCTCGTTGACAGCGGTTTGCTTAACTACCTGCTGACGTTCCTTCCATAAAGAGAACAGTTCATCAGCGGCTTCATAATCATACTGCTTGTCAGCTTGAACGAATAGCTGTTGACGAATCTTTGAATCCTTAATCCAGTTTACAAACTTCTCATCCTGCAAAATTCCCTGCATATCAGGGTGTTTGCTTTGCAGTTTGTTCATCGCTGTAGACTGACGATACTGGTTGCTGATTTGTTCAGCTTCCTTAATCTTAGGATGATTCTCAATAGCCCTAGCGACTGCCTTGTCGGGGTCACTAAAAAAGTCTACTTCTTCGTCAGATTGTGTTACTTGTGTTTCTTTGTCGGAGAGTTGTGTCTGTATGTAGTCATCGACAACCTTTCGTAACTCACCTACTTCAGAACTTTGCTTACCTAAAAGTTTCTCAGCCTCTTGGTGCATCCTTACAATTTCGGCTGTACTCTTTCCTTGATACTTATCAGGTACTTCTGTTTCAGTTTGTTCTACTTGAGTTCCCTCGTTTTGAGGCTCTTGTTCAGTTACTTCTTGTTGCTCTAAGGTGTCTTCTGCTACGTCTTCTGGACGCTCTTCTAATAGTCTTGCCATCATTAAACTCCGTGATTATATCATTATGGAGGTGTATTGAATGTAAGGGTTCTGATGTATGAGTTATCCTTACGTTATAGTGTTACGCCTTGTTTCCGTTCATGTTTAATATGCTCTTGTCGTTGTTTAGACCATCTACTAACTTCCTTCCAAGAGTTTTTCGCACGTTTTACTTTAACAGGTGTAACTATTTTTCTAGCTTTAAGTTGACAATCAGGACAGTCTATTTCATTAGTTTCTGAATCTACAAACTTTTCGTTAGTGTGTCCGTTGTCACAGCGGAAGTCAAACATTGCTCTCACGAGTCTAGTTCTACTTCTTGTTCTTCATTTTGCTGTTCTTTAGCTGTTTCTATCTGTGCTTCAAGATTTAGCATACTAGCCATGACTGCAAGTTGTCCCTTACGAAAGTAAAGGTCTTTGTCGTCTTGACAGGCTTCTACTGAGTTAATGTTTAATGCACTTCCTCTCAGGTCTTCCGTTAAGTTTTTCCAACCATCTGAACGGAACATTTCCTCAAAGGAACGATAGTACTTCTCAAGTTCTATATCTGTCATAAACTGTTTCTCCTTAATGGACAGTCTTTATTGTTAATTTATATAATATACTTAATGTATACTATAGGAATATTATACCACATTTGGTCACAAAAGTCAAGAACTATTTTCTATGTCTTGCTGTTTTCTTTGCAATCTTTTTAGGTTGTTTACTAACTTGTTTACCTGCTTTGGTGTCAGCACGTTTCTTACGTGTCGTAGCGGCATATTCCTTCTTGGTCAAAGCCTGACGCGCCTTCTTGGGCAGATAGCGTTCGCCTGTAGCTTTCTTACCCTGTGTGCTTGGTTTACCAGACTTAGTACCCCACTCTTCCTTAGTCCACTTCTTAAGGCTTTTCTGTGACTTTTTTAGTGGCATTACCTATATCCTCCACCTTTAGCTTTGTACTCTTTAGCGAGCATCTGTGCTTTCCTAGCAGACCACTGTCCTGCCTTACCACCCTTAGAACCTGCTTTAATTCTATTAAACAAGTTCTTACGCATAGTAGGCTTAGTGTAGTTACCCGCCTTGTTTACTGTGGATTTCTTAGCGGGCATTAGTACTTGCCTTTAACTTTCTTTACTTTACGTCCAGACTTTGTTGCGGCTTTCTTAGCGGCAGTTTTACCTGCTTTAGTATATGGGAACTTCTTTTTTCCAACCATTGGCATAACAATTACCTCTCTACCATTTTGATTTATTTGCCCAGTAAGCCGCAGACATTTTTCCTTTGGCTATGTTCTTGGCGTGTCGTGCTTTAAAAGATTTACGTCTTGCTTTCTCAGATGCAGTCTTAGGATTCTTACCTGCACCTGAAACTCCCTGTTGTCCGTAGCGTATAGTCTTAACCTTGTCACCTTCTTTAGCTACAACTACGTGAGACTTAGTAGGATGACTAGGTGTACGTTTTGGTTTGTTAAAGCCAGAGACTCCTGCTCTAGCTAGTCTTGGGTCTTTTTTTGTGGGCATTAGACTTCTCCTTGAGGGATTCCTTGAGGTCTTGGACCTTGACTTCCAATGCCTCTAAGCGTTGGTTCTGCTTCTGGTACGACTCGTTGATTTCTTGTAACGCTTTGTTGAACTGGAGTTGTGTTATCATTGCCTTTGCCTTGTTCTTTGACAGCTACTTCACGTTCCTTCAGTAACTGCTCTGATATTTTAAGACGCTTCTGAAACTCTTTGTCATCAGCATCTCCTGTTTTAAGATTAGCCGTAACTGCCTTGATACGGTCAATCTCAAGTTCCTGTGGTACAGCCTGAGCCTCTGTAGTAAGTTTCTGCGCTCTAGCCTGTGACTCAGTTGCCTGACCTTGTAGTGCCGCAGTTTGTGACTTCTGGAACTCAATCTGTGCTTGTTGAGCCGCCATAGCCATTTGCTGTGCTTCTGGGTTAGGCTGATTAGCTTGCTGTAGAGCCGCAATAAGTTCTTCACGATTACCTAAGTTCATGTTATCAACGATTGACATAATTAACTGTGAGTACATTGGGCTGTCTGGCTTCATGGTCTGTAGTAACTGTACAAGCTGTGTAACCTCATACTCACGGGCAATAATACCTAGACTGCTAGAAGTATGGAACTTGTAATCCGCAACAGGATAACGCTCAGGGTTAAACTGCATATAACGATGTGCGGCTTTAGTTACGAATGGGATAAGGAATGATTCTTGGAAGTTAATTAGAGTACGCTTGTGACGCTTAATGATAGCACCGAGGCTCATAGAGATACCTGCGGCAGTGGCTTCACCATTGATAGAACCAGAGATACCCGCTGAATCAATAGCACCTGTAGCTGTCTGTACCATCTTCTGTAGTTCGTTGGCTTGTGCAAACGTAACCTGACTAACATTACCAAAGTTAAGAGGTTGTAGTACTTCTCTAGGGTTGCCATTAGTTAGTATGGTCTTACCTGCACGTACTTCTGGTTTAGCACCTCTAGGCATACGTGTAGCGTCCATAGCCATCATTGGGTGTATGGTCAACGCAAGAGCATCAATTCTGGCTCGTATTTCAGCGTCTAACGCCTTTTGTGAGTTATACCCTTTCTCACATACTCCTCTGCCCCAGAAACGGCTAGGAACAACATCCCACGGGAATGTAACGATAGGTCTGTCACCCATCATGTATGGGTTAGCTTCAGCCTTGAGTAGAGTGCCGTCATTAGCAACAACAACGATAGCTTCTACGTAGTAAGAAGTGTCCTCATCATCAGCGACTAGTTCTTCTACTTCTTCATTTTCTTCTTCTGCTTGTGCCGCTTTTAATAAATGACGAGGCACTAATCCGTAGTATTTAGTTAAGCGTACTTTATCATCTTCATACACCGCTAAATCTTTATCTGGCTCAATGTCAAAGTCAGGGGCGGCTAGACCGACAACAACGTCACGGTAGACACCCTGCTCTTGTAACTGCTCTACTAGGTGCGTAGGTACAAACTCATCTACTGCACAGCCTAGTGCTTCCTCTACTGATGTAGATAGTGGGTCAATGAGGAAATTCTGTGGCATTACTGGTCGTAGTTTAACACAGGTTTTGTCTACGATGTTTACACCTACTGCCGTTAAGTCTCCACCCATTACAGGTTGAGTAGCAGGTTGGAACTCTTTCTCTTCCTCTAGGACTACCTCAGCAATGCCTGTACCGAATACAGCCGCATTTATAAGACACTCAGCTACGCTCTTACGTACTTTATTCTTTTTAAAGTCTTTGTATAGAGTTTCACGTAGAAGGGCTATATCACGCTTCTCGTTGTCCGCTACGTCATCCTCAATGTCAAACCACTTACCACGACCAAAGGTTGCTTCCTCTAGTTCCGCAACGGATGACTCAACTGCTTGTTGTAAAGCAGGGGAGATAATCTTGGAGCGTTCGGACTGTCTAGTCTTGTCCTCTGCCGCCCATTGTCCACGCCAAGGGCGGTAGTACTCATCAAACTTTTCTGCGTAGTTGGATTCAAAGTGATTACGCCAACCTTGACATTTATCAACGACCCATCCTTCAAGGTCTTGTTCCAACGTAAACTCTTCTCTATCTTCTAGTAACATATTAGTACCCTGTGTATGCGTCTAAAAATTCAAATTCTTCCTCTACATAATCTGATGTGTAGGCTATGTTAGCCAGTTGGTCAATGTACGCCAACGAATCAATCAAGTCATCATGTACAAGCTGATTAGGGAATTGGAATAACTCATCTAGGAATGTAGCGTTCCATTCACCCTTGTTAAGTGTTATCTTACCGTGTTCAAACCTACCTTGTAAAGCCCAGACAACCCTGTCCGTTTTCTTTTTATTACCGTGTGTCAACTCATCTATTCTAAAAAATCTGTTGTTGGACTTCATTAAGTCTGAGATGTATGGAAGTACAGCGTTCTTTAACGCCCCTTTCTCAATCCCGACAGCCACAGGACGATAGTCACGTACAGCTTCAAAGATTTTTCTCGCAGTGGCTTCCACACCCCATCGACCATAAATGATATCAGCGACCCACCAACCTTCTTCATTTGCTTTAACAACCGAGATGGCAGTTTGGTCAAGTCGTTTAGTCTTTGTCGTAGCTTTAGCCACATCAGCAAATCCTGCCAAGTCAACTGCAATATAGTAGCTACCTGCTTGAGGTTCTTCCTCACTAAATTTAACGTACTCTTCTTTGAATAACTCACTACCCTGCGCCTCAAATGATGCCATGAACTCCTGTCGGAAACTGAAAGAAGACATAGACTTCTTAGCCGCTTCAATCTCTTCAGGGTCTAGCAATGGATTATCGTAGCTTGTAAAGTGATAACCTACAAAGGTTTCATCCTCTGCAACACAAGCGTATGTATATAAGTCATAGAAGTGATTACGACCCATTGGCGTACCAATGAACAGTGCTTCACCCTTTTGGTCAGCTAGTGCAGGTCTAAGGATTTGCTCCCAGACCTCTGGTTTCATATCTGCATACTCATCCATAACTAGGAACTTAAGACTGACACCACGCATGGTTTCTGGTCTATCTGCACCTTTGAGTGCTATGGTTGCACCGTTGACTAGCTTTATTTGTAAGTTATTGACATGACTAGAGGCTATGACGGGGTTGCCTATCTCCATCAAGACTTGCCACATAATGTCCCTAGCCTGACCCTGTGTAGGGGCAACGTAGAAGACATGACCACGTTCAGTTTGTAACGCCCTGATGATTAACATCCAAGCGGCTAACCTACTTTTACCTGTACGTCTACCTGCGGCTATGACCTTAAATCTAGTCTCATCTTCAAATACTTCTTGTTGCCACGGTAGTAGCGAAACATTAAGTTCCGTCACTTAGTAAGTCCACATTACATAAGGGGTTGTATCGTCAGGATTGCGGATGTCAACATGAACAAAACTACGAGCAACTCCGATTCCCGTGAAACCCAACTTGATAGCCTCCTCAACGATTTTGAAACGCTGTAGACCGTTGTTGACTTTAATATCCGCGGCAATGCCCTGTGCATGAGTTCCTGCTTTAGTTTTCTTGGCTTCAATAGGGTGTGTTGAATCTCTATATCCTGATGTAATAATGAATGGGAAACCACAAGCCTCTCTCAGTTCATCTAATCTTTCAATGAACTCAGGCTTGATTTCGTTGTTACCTGTGTACTGACAAGCGAACTCTTGTCTAGTGAAGTACTTAGCCATCTATAGTTTCCCCTTCTAAGATGTCATCATCTTCTGTGTTTGACACCACCGTGGTTTCCGTTCCACCAACTCCAGTAATGTTTATCTGTATTGCTGATTTACCTGCGCCTTTGACAACATCCTTTTCAAACGCACCTACAGGGACAATCCTATCTACAATGAGTTTCCAAGCGGCTGACTGATGCTTGTGGTCATCGTTAAGTGCCGCATCGAATATTGACTCCAACACCTTCTTTGACTTAGGTGAGGTCAACATCCTACTCTTGTATTCGTTGATTATAGCCGCGTCACCCTTCGGGCGACCCCTTGACAAACCAGTAGCACCTTTCTTTCTTGACACAACCGAGGACTTCGGTGGTCTGCCCCTCCTTTTTGGAGGATTCTTTTCGTTATCCAATGGACTCTCCTTAAGTTATCTTAAGTATCCTTAGGACGCTTTAGTATTTAACTTTAAAGTATAATCATTAAAGTATAATAACTAAGACTACTTAAGTATACTTAAGGCTCTAAACAATGTCTTTATTATATCCATATTATAGCATACTTTAGATTAAATGTCAAGGTATTTCTTTAGTTAATTTAGACCCGCGATTGGAGCATTTAGTTCCGCACTTAAGTGACCTTTTTTATTATATTGGTCATACATATCCCCGCC